TAGAAATGTTAGATTCATTATGGGCGCGTCAAGTAAAATCTCGCTCTGATACTTTAGCTTATGCTATGGAACATGGAAAGTTTGCGTAATGTCATTAACAGATGCAGAAAAAGGTAGACTAAAACGAGCAGGGCTTAGTGGTTTAAATAAACCAAAGCGTACACCCCAGCACCCATCAAAGAAAGGTGTGGTTGCTATACGCGATGGTGGTAAAGTAAGGATCATTCGTTTTGGTGATCAGAAGATGGGGCATAACTATTCTAAGGAAGCACGAGCTTCTTTTAAAGCTAGGCACGGAAAAAATATTGCAAAGGGTAAAACTTCCGCTGCTTATTGGGCCAATAAGATGTTTTGGTCTGGTCCGGGGGGTTCAAAGAAGTCTCCTCCAAAATCTCAGAAACACAAAAAAGGTGTATAGCAAAGGAGAAACTATGGTTAAGAAGATTTCAAAGTGGGCAATGGTTATTCCAATTAAAATAGTTGTGTGGATTATGTGGCCTGTTGCAAAGGTACATGACCTACTTAAGCGTCTATCAAGTTGGCTACAGAAGAAACTATCTTAAAATGACTAGAAACCTTACAGCAAAGCAGAATAAATTTTTATCTGTTTTATTTGATGAAGCAGATGGAGACGTAGTACAAGCAAAACTGCTTGCTGGATATTCGGAAAACACAAGCACCACAGAAATAATTCGTGGGCTAAAAGAAGAAGTTATTGAAGCCACACAGTTGTACATGGCGCGTAATGCGCCACGTGCAGCTATGGCTATGGTTAGTGGTGTGCTTCAGCCAACAGAGCTAGGTATACGAGATAAGCTAAACGCCGCAAAGGAACTGTTAGATCGAAGCGGCATTGTTAAGACGGAAAAAATGCAGGTGGAAAGTTCTGGTGGCATTATGCTGCTACCTGCAAAAGAAACAAATGAGTAGAACTGCTGGCGAGTGGAAATTACCACAGCCTACGGATATTAAGGAAGATGACGAGTGGATAGCAATACCACGTATAGCACGTACTGTTCCATTTGGTTATAAGTTGGATGAAAATGATTCAAGTATTCTTAGGCCAATACCACAAGAACTTGATTCTTTGGAGCAAGCTAGACAACATATTAAACAATATTCTTATAGAGAGGTAGCTAATTGGTTATCTACTCGTACCGAAAGATACATTTCACATGTAGGATTAAGGAAAAGGCTTGCCCATGAGCAGCAGCGTAAGAGACAAATTACAAGCCTCCGCAAGTGGGCAGAATATGCGGAAACGGCAATCGAAAAAGCAAAAGAACTCGAAACCGAAAGACTTGGAGCAAGAGCCGCTGCAGCAGATTGAAGTAGAAGAAGAAACAATTGATGCTGTAGAGGATACGCATGTAGTAATATTTAAACCAAACGAAGGGCCGCAAACAGAATTTTTAGCGGCAAGTGAACGTGAGGTTTTATATGGGGGTGCAGCAGGAGGTGGCAAATCCTACGCCATGTTAGCTGATCCATTACGTTACTTTGGACACCCCGACTTTAGTGGCTTGTTACTTCGACACACAACTGAAGAGTTGCGCGAGTTAATATACAAGTCACAGGAACTGTATCCGAAAATCTGGCCGGGAATTAAATGGTCAGAAAGAAAGATGCAGTGGACCGCGCCATCTGGTGCGCGACTATGGATGTCATACCTCGACAGAGACGAGGATGTGTTGCGTTATCAGGGTCTGGCTTTTAGCTGGATAGGCTTTGACGAGTTAACACAATGGCCTACGCCATATGCATGGAATTATATGCGATCTCGTCTACGGTCCACTGCCCCTGATTTGCCCATCTTTATGAGGGCTACTACCAATCCGGGTGGTAGGGGGCATGGTTGGGTCAAGAAAATGTTTATTGATCCTTCACCCGCGAATAGCACTTTTAATGCTGTTGATGTAGAAACAGGAGCAGATTTAGTATTTCCAGAAGGACACAGTAAAGCAGGAGAAGCGTTATTTAAACGCAGATTTATTCCTGCTTCTTTAGTAGATAATCCTTATCTTGCGGCATCAGGCGATTACGAAGCAATGCTTTTGTCTCTGCCTGAACAACAAAGAAGGCAACTACTACATGGCGATTGGGATATTAAAGAGGGTGCAGCGTTTACGGAGTTTAATAGAGAGCACCATGTCATTGCTCCTTTTGAAGTCCCTCACAATTGGAGAAAGTTTAGGGCTTGCGATTATGGTTATGGTTCCTATACTGGTGTGCTTTGGTTTACTATTGCTCCAGATGAGCAATTAATAGTTTACAGAGAACTGTATGTCTCTAAGGTTCTTGCTACGGATTTAGCTGATATAGTTTTAGATTTAGAGCAGGATGACGGTAATATAAAATATGGTGTGTTAGATAGTAGTCTTTGGCACAAGCGTGGTGATACGGGGCCATCTCTAGCAGAACAAATGATATTAAAAGGATGTAGGTGGCGACCTTCAGACAGAAGTAAAGGAAGTCGTGTTTCGGGTAAAAATGAATTGCACAGACGTTTACAGATAGATGACGATACAGGGGAAGCACGGTTAGTATTTTTTGATAACTGTGTAAATACAATAGCTCAGATACCCGCTATACCACTAGATAAAAATAATCCCGAAGATGTAGATACAAAATCAGAAGATCACTTGTACGATGCACTTAGATATGGTATAATGTCAAGACCAAGATTTAATATATTTGATTTTGATGTACCACATTCACAACGCCGCTATGAACCTGCCGATGCGACATTTGGATATTAAAGGATAAAAATAAATGGCTGATGAAGATACCTCGTTAATTGAAGCAAACTCCACTGTACTAGAAGATATTGAAGATGACAGTGTTATAGAGGATGCTGGCGCATCTCCCATTGTAGATTATATTTATCATAAGTATCAGCTTGCAAAAGACTATCGAAAGACAGATGAACAAAGATGGTTAAAGGCTTATACAAACTACAGAGGTTTATACGGACAGGACGTACAGTTTACAGAGGCAGAAAAGTCTCGTGTATTTATTAAGGTAACAAAAACAAAAACATTGGCTGCATATGGGCAGGTTGTAGATGTTTTGTTTGCAGGACAAAAGTTTCCACTAAGTATTGAACCTACAAGAATGCCAGAAGGCATAACAGAAAATGTATCCTTTGATCCAAATAAGCCAGAGCAGTTAAAAGAACTTGAAAATCCATACGGTAATAGAGAAGATGAAGGTTTACCAGCAGGTGCTACACTTACTAGTTTACAGTTGGGGCCGCTTGAAGAAAAACTAGAAGGGCTACCTATTGAAGAGGGAGTAGGTAAAACTCCAACTGCTGCAACATTTAGTCCTGCTATGGTTGCTGCAAAGAAAATGGAAAAGAAGATTATGGATCAGTTAGAGGAAAGTAACGCCTCTAAACATCTTCGTAGTACAGCATTTGAAATGGCGCTATTTGGTACGGGCATTCTTAAGGGGCCATTTGCTACCAATAAAGAATATGCTAATTGGGAAGAAGACGGTTCATATAATCCTACCTTTAAAGTTATGCCACAAATTAATCATGTTAGTATTTGGAACATGTATCCTGATCCAGATGCAAACAATATGGACGAGGCGCAGTACATTGTTGAGCGACACAAATTAAGTCGTACACAACTTCGTGCTTTAAAGAAGCGCCCATTTTTCCGTAACAATGTAATTGATGAATGCATTAATATGGGAGAGTCATACACAAAAGAATCATGGGAAGACGATCTAGCAGACTACGAACTTCAACATAGCATTGAACGATTTGAAGTATTAGAGTATTGGGGTATTATTGATAAAGACCTTGTAAATTTTGAGGAGCTAGATATACCGGAAGAGTTGGAGGAGGTAGACGATCTACAGGCAAATATATGGTTATGTAATAACAAAATTGTGCGACTTGTTTTAAATCCATTTAAGCCTGTACGTATTCCTTACATGGCGGTGCCTTATGAGCTTAATCCTTATAGTTTTTTTGGTGTGGGTATTGCGGAAAATATGGACGATACTCAAACGCTAATGAATGGTTTTATGCGTATGGCGGTAGATAATGCTGTATTGTCTGGTAATTTAATTGTAGAAGTAGACGAAACAAATCTAGTGCCGGGGCAGGACTTGTCATTATATCCCGGCAAAGTATTTAGGCGGCAGGGTGGAGCGCCCGGACAGGCTATATTTGGAACAAAGTTTCCAAATGTAAGTAACGAGAATATGCAGTTGTTTGATAAGGCCCGTCAGCTTTCCGACGAAAGCACGGGCTTTCCTTCGTTTGCACATGGACAAACTGGTGTTACGGGTACAGGTCGTACCGCAAGTGGCATTAGTATGTTGATGAATGCAGCGTCAGGAGCAGTGAAAAGTGTTATTAAAAATGTAGATGATTATTTGTTGCGTCCATTAGGACAGGGCTTCTTTCAGTTTAATATGCAGTTTGATTTTGATGCGGATATTAAAGGTGATCTTGAAGTAAAGGCACGTGGTATTGAAAGTCTTATGGCTAACGAAGTTCGTAGTCAACGGCTTATGCAGTTTCTAGGTATTGCAAGTAATCAGGCACTTGCACCATTTGCTAAGTTTCATTACGTGATTGCGGAGATTGCGAAGTCTTTGGGACTTGATCCAGAAAAGGTTACTAACAGTATGGAAGAGGCAGCGATACAGGCAGAGCTTTTAAAACAGTTTCAGGCTACACAGCCACAGCAGCCACAGCAAATGCCAGCGGGAACTAACCCACAAGATACGGCAGGAACAGGTGGCGGTACAATAGGAACGGGACAAGCACCTGCTCCACAGGAACAAGGATTTACTGGCAATGAACAACCACAAGGACCACAAGGAACTCCTAACGAAGCTCAAGCCCCTGCTCAACAACCACCGCCAATGGCAACACTTCAATAATTATATAGATTATATAATTGAGCAACATCATAAAATACTAGAACAATCTACCGATATAGTTATGCTTCATAAAGCACAGGGTGCTGTAGAAATTCTAAAGAAAATAAAAGCTTTAGATCAATTTATTCAAGGGGATAAGTAATGTATGGACGACAGATGGATATGTTTCAAGAGGGTGGTGTTACTCTCAAGGACGAAGGCGGCGAGGTTGAGAAGACATCTGGAAACGAAGTTCCTTTAGGTGGTGTAAAGGAAGGAGTGGCAGACGATCAACCTGCTAACCTAAGTGCTGGTGAAATGGTTCTTTCTGAAGATGTTGTTCGATATCATGGTGTTGAAAAGGTGATGGCATTACGAGATGAAGCTAAAATAGGCTATCACAAAATGGAAGCAATGGGGCAGTTGGGTAATGCTGATGAGGCAACTATTCCAACTGAAGCTATATTTAATCCGGGCGGTATGCCATTTTCTGTAGTTGATCTTGAATACATTGACATGGATGATGATGTTGATGAAGCGGAAGCTGCAAATGGTATGTATGTACAAGATATGCAAACAGGTGGTGTGGTACAGTCCCTTATTGATCCGGCTACTGGCCTACCTCGCGCAGAAGCTGTACCGGGAGTTGCTCCCACGTCTGTATCAACGCCAAATGTGCCTACTAATATTGTAAATCTTCCCGGTGAGCGTTTTCCAAATCCTTTTCCGCAAATAGGTAATCAGCCACAAATAGGTACTCCCCTTGCGGGATCGCAACCGGGCATTTTCGGGCAACCTATATCATCTGCTACAGGTATAAATAGAGGGCTTACAAATGATGCTATATTTATACCTCCATCAACTCCTACTGTTATAACGCCAAGTGCACCAATTACACAGCAACCAACTGGGCAAGGACAACCTACATTACCTACCACAAACCAATTTTTTGGTGGTGCTGGAGGTACTAACTTTTTTATTAACGAAGCAGGACAGATTATTCAAATTCCAGTTATAAACGGTAGGCAGATATATCCAACACCAGAAGGATTTCAGCCGCATGATCCACAAGACCCAAAACCATTTGATCCAGATTTAGAAGAAAAAGAGGAAGAAACACCTGTAGATGTTACGTCTACTTTACAACAGCCACCTCCTGATGTTGGTGCTGGCGAAGGTGGTTTTGGTAATTTTGCTGAAGCATTTGAAGGTGGTGCCGCAACATATTCTGGTGGTTCATTCAGTGATATGTTTAGTGATATAACAGGTTTTGTTTCACGTGGAGGAACTATTGGTGCTATAATAGGTTTAATTAGTAATAGTGATATGTCTGATGCCGATAAAGCAGCAGCAGTAGCAGAAGCAGAAGCCGCAAGAAATGCAGAAGCATTTGCGTGGGAAAATGATAAAGTAAATAATCCTACAGGAGCAACTAGTTCAAGGTATGGAGCTTCTCAAAGTAGAATTAATCAGCAGACGGAGGATGAGTTTAGAAGCAGGAAAGATCGGATAGACGCTGTTTCTACAGAGGGAGGTCCATCTATTTCTGCTCCTACAGGGACAGCAGCAGGTATTGCAGAAACAGGTGGTATGGCACAAGGATTTGCGGATGTTGAGGGTTTTCCTGAAACGGGCGGTCGTCCTGCTGGTGTTTCTTCATTCGATCCGACTGCAGCCGAACTAGCAGCCGGAGAAGCTGCAGGAATGGCAGAAGGATTTGGCTCTGCTCCCGATATAACTCCAGAGTCGCC